TATTGACTCGGATCTGGCAAAGAGCATTGAGGATGCGCTCGCAGCAGCGGACGCACAAAACGAATCGGCTGACATTTTCTCTGAGGTCGGTAAAGGCTTCACCTCTAAAGGTGACGCTATTGACAAAATATCTTCCCTCGCTAAAGCAGCGGTAGCAGAGGGCAAGTTCGCAACCATTGAGCAGGCTTACGCTCAAGTTGCAACCGAAAACCCTGCACTCTATAACGACTACCTGATTGAGAAGGGAGCCTAATCATGGCTTACGAATTTTCTAACGCAGCGGTCAAGACAACCTTTACCGCCGGTGAGGATCTTTCCGCTGCTCAATTCAAGTTTGTGAAGATTGATAACGGAACCGGAAACGTTGTTGCTGTTAGTGGCGCAACTGACCGTCCCGTTGGAGTCCTACAAAACGCGCCTACGAGTGGTCAAGCCGCCGAGGTGACCATTGTTGGTGGAACCAAAGTGAAGACTGGAGGCTCCGCATCCGCAGGGCAGCCACTGTTCTCTAACGCTTCAGCCGTTGGTGTCACTCTCGCTTTCGGCACAACTGGTTCAGCGGCTTTCGTTGTCGGTGCTTTTGTTGAAGTTGCCGCTTCGGGTTCCATTGTTTCAGCCGTCATCAACTGCGCCGCACCCGGTCGCGGACTCTAGGAGGAATAGAAATGCCACAACCAACCGGCTCACAGGTACATGTTGACGCGATCCTGACCAATGTGTCAGTCGCCTACATGCAGAAGGCTGAAAACTTTATCGCGGACAAGGTGTTCCCCATCGTCCCGGTAGATAAGCAGTCCGACAAGTATTTCGTGTACGACAAAAACGATTGGCTTCGTGATGAAGCGCAGGTTCGCACTGACGGCACTGAGTCCGTGGGTTCAGGGTACAACATCAGCACAGCAACCTATTACGCTGACGTGTACGCGATCCATAAGGACGTTGGTGACCAGACTCGCGCTAACGCTGACGCACCTATCAACGTTGATCGTGAAGCGGCAGAGTTCGTTACCCAACGGCTCCTGACCCGTCGTGAGATCCAATTCGTCAGTGACTTTATGACTGGCGGGGTGTGGGGAAACACAGCGACAGGTGTTTCGGGTTCTCCTTCTTCTGGGCAGGTTCGCCAGTGGAGTGACTACACAAACTCTGACCCGATTGACGACATTGAAGAAGCAAAGGCAGATATCCTTTCTGTTACTGGCCTTGCAGCGAACACGCTGGTTCTTGGGTATGACGTTTTCCGTCAACTGAAGAATCATCCTGATCTCGTTGACCGGATCAAGTACACGTCTTCACAAACGATCACTGAAGACATGCTCGCTCGCATGTTTGACATTGAGCGTGTACTTGTATCGAAGTCAATCAAAGCCACGAACGCTGAAGGTGCTACTGGTGCTTACGCTTTCACTACCGGCAAGAGTGCGCTTCTCGCTCACGTTGCCCCGGCTCCCGGCCTGTTGACTCCTTCCGCTGGTTACATCATGCAGTGGACTGGTGTTTCGGGTGGACTCGGTGCAACAATCGGAACCTCCTCGTTCCGTTTGGATTCACTTCGCGCAACTCGTATCGAAGCAGAACTCGCTTTTGATAACAAAGTTGTTGCCGCTGATCTTGGGTACTTCTGGCAAACAGTTGTTGCTTAATTAAATCCGCGAACGACGGCGGGATCATCCTTGATTTAAGGGATGATCCCGTTAGTCATTTCTGGACTACAATAAACTGGAGGAGGATGTTATGACGTTCACATATTCAGGCGATCCGGGTTCGTCTACTAGGGATCTTGTGCGGTTCCTCATTACGGACACTAACGCGGCTGAGCCGTTGTTTGAGGACACGGAACTTGATTACCTAGTTACCACATGGGAGAACGGTTACACAGCCGCTATCGCAGCGGTACGCACCCTTATAGGCCGTGTGGCGGATGGGTCAAGCGAGTCGAAGAAAGTTGGGGACTTGTCGCTTGCTTCGTCTACTGGATCTTCCACCGGGAAACTGCAAAGCCTTATTCAGCAACTGGAAACTGCACGTTTCAACTTGTACCCTGCCGCACCTATCGTTAACGCTAACTCACTGTTAAAAACGGTAGATAAGATTGATGAGGATTCTGGGAGCGACTTTGTGCTAGGGCAGATGGACAACAAAACGTGAGCATTGAAACAGCGTACCTAGAGTTGTTTTCTGAAACGGTAACGATCTTTGCCGCGTCTACTATGGATGTTTATGGGAAGTATTCGTATGCCAGCGGGGTTTCCTCTTCTGCCCATTTGGTCCTTAACACAAAACTTGCTGTTGCCCCTGACGGTCGTGAGGTTGTTGAGATTGGGAAAGTGTACTTGTATGGGCAGGTTGCTGTGACCACTTCTTCTAAGATTGTTTTGGCTGACGGTTCCGCGCCTGTAATTATTTCTGTGCAGCGGCCTTATGACGAGGCCGGTTGGCATCACACTGTTTTGGGTTTGAGTGCGTAATGGCTATCAAGGTTGAGTTTGAGGGGGAAAAGAAACTTCAGGCTTTGTTCAAAAAAATGTCTGGTAAGGGGATGGAAACTGTTATTGCTACTTCTCTTTTTATGACGGCTAATGAGGTTTTGAATAAGTCTAAAATAATTGTTCCTGTGGATAAAGGATTTTTGAAGGATAGTGGCAGGGTGGAGCCACCGAAGGCTTACGCTTCCGGCGTTGAGGTGAAAATTACTTATGGTGGGGCTTCAGCAAAGTACGCTGCTGCTGTGCATAAGAACCCGAAGGCTAAGCATAAACCGGGTAAGTCGTACCATTTTTTGAAGATCCCGGTGGACTTGGCTCGCGCGACTTTTGTGAATGATATTAAGAGACGTGTTCTTGTCTACCTTAAAATGGGGGGATGATGCTTGAAGCGTTAGCAACAAAACTTCAACTAGCCTCCGTTGGCACTGTGGCTGTGGACATTTTTATTGGCCTGATGCCAAACACTCCTGATGCTTGCGTTGCTTTGTTTGAAGGGCCGGGGCAGGTTCCTCTTGAAGTGATGCAAAGTAACTCTGCGACTTTGGAGAGGCCAACGGTGCAAGTAATGGTTCGCGGTTCGCGGGCTGACTATCCGGGTACACGAACGAAGATTGTTGATGTTCGTGATGTTTTGTGTGGAATTACTGATGAGACTCTTTCGGGTGTTCGTTTCCTTCGCGTAATGAGTGAGGGTTCTATGACTCCTTTAGGTGTTGATGATAATGACCGTCCCCAGTTTGCCATGACTTTTAGCGTAATGGTTGAACGGTAATGGACGTGTACGGTAAGGGTTCAGTTTCTGTTGAACGGCCTCGTTGTTGGCGTTGCAACAAACTACTTGCTGAACTGGTCACTTCCCCGTGGCGTATCGCTTGTCAAAGGTGTCGCGCCGTTAACCAACAGGAGTAATTTTGTCTCTGAAAGACGAGTTCACTAAAGCCCTGCAAAATCAACCTGAACCACCGCGCCGTAAAAAATGGGTTCCGGGCATTGTGTGGGAGGGTGACGAGGGAACTGTCACGACTTCTACTATCGCGGGTGAGCGTAACCCGGACTGGGATCATGTTCTGCGTCATTGGGGTCTTGACCCGGAACTTTTTGAGGTTGTTGAGCCTGTTCTTTTTAATTCGTGGGGTGGGGAGGATGGGGGGAATAACCGGCAGTACAAGGCGCGGGTTATTCGTCGCACAATTTTAGGTGTTGATCTGGAGCCTTTGATTAAGGAGGCGTTGCGGAGGAAGCCTTCAAAGAAAGTGTTCGAGGGTGAAGGTGTCCTTAACGTTGTTCTTGCTGACTGGCAGATAGGTAAGAATGACGGGGACGGGCTTGAGGGAACCATAGAACGTGTCATAAACGCACGGGAAGGGGTCATACGCAGGGTTAAAGAGTTGCGGGGTATTGGTAGGGGCATCTCAAAACTAAACGTCCTATGGACAGGGGATTCCATTGAAGGGTGCGTCGGTTTCTACCCGTCACAAACTTTCAACGTCGAACTTGATCGGAGAGATCAGGTAAAAGTAACCCGTCGCCTTCTCCTAGATTCCCTCATGGCGTGGTCGAAACACTTCACCGAAATCACGGTTGCTGCTGTTGGAGGTAATCACGGGGAGAACAGGGCTGACGGTAAATCGTTCACTACTTTGCAGGATAATGATGATCTTGCGATCGTTGAAATGGTTGAGGAGATCCTTCACGCCAACCCGGAAACGTTCGGTCACATAAAGTTCCTGTACCCACGGGACGCATTAACCTTGACCCTTGAGTCTGCCGGCTGGATTCTAGGGCTTACTCACGGGCATATTGCTCGTGCGGGTGCGACACCGGAAACGAAACTTAAAACGTGGTGGCAGAAACAGGCCGGGGGGAAGCAACCGATTGGGGACGCTGACGTTCTTGTCTCAGGTCACTATCATCATTTGCGTTTAGCGGATTGGGGCGGATGCTTATGGATTCAGGCCCCCCCTATGGACGGTGGTTCGGAGTGGTGGAAACTTTCAAGCGGAGAGGTGTCGCAGGCAGGCAC